CCGGCAATGCGGCTGAACTGAAATTGCAAGTTCCCCGAGTCATACCACAGTTCCATCGTTTGACTGCCCCAAAGTGCGAGCATTTCATAAGCGGCGAAAACAGCGATAATCGGGTCCGGATTGCCTTCCTTCTCGCCAACTTCTAACGGGTCCCAAAAGCTCGGATCGTTCAGCCCCGAGACGAAGAACTGTCTCCTCAGCGGGTCCGCGGACTGCGGCGCCATCGAGACGATCACGTATCCATCCATGAACGTCGCGGAATTGATCCAATTGCCAAACCCAGTATCGGTAACGGGTATGGCTTGCTGCTGAACCACCCATGCGGGAGCGATCGTTCCACCGATGTCGATGGTGAAGCCCGTTCCGATGCCCGGCTGCATTCCGAATGCCAGCGTTCCGACACTCGTGGCGACTGAGTAGCCTATACCCGCATAGGTGAGCGTGTAAGTGAGCACCGCCCCACTTCCGTCCACCGTGTTGATCACATACGTTGCGTCGATGCCCTGCGCGCCGTCAATGATACCAGTGTCGCCGGCCGCATACGAGGCCCCGCCCTGGTCAAGCCCGTTGCTGGCGATCGCCGCCCCGTATGCAGCAACGAAGGCTTGCCCATTCGCCACCACAAAAAGCAACTGCGGGCTGATCACGATGATCTGAGCAGGAAAGAGCGAAGATCCGATAAGCGGCTTTTGCGCCACCGTGCCGATCGTGACGAGTGCGCCCGTGAAAACCCCTACCCCGAGCGCAATGGTGATGTATTGAAGCTGATCGCCGTTGATGCAGAAAAACGCCGGGGTGACGCCATCTGGGAACACATACGTATCAGCCGGAACGATGCACGCGCCCGCCGCTCCAGCGGTACAGAGCAAATAACAGCCCGGTGTCTGATAAAGCGCTGAAGCCGCGGACCCTTGCCCCGATCCGGAGGTGTTCCGTTGCGGGTACATATTGAGAGTCATCTGCGCATCGGATGCGAGAGACTCGTCTTGGTAGGTGGCTCCGACTAACGGGAATTGCGGCAAGGTGACCTCAGTACGGTTCCCCTGTATAGCTCACATCCCGATCGAAGAACCCGTCTCCGCTGTTCGGGCTTCTCGGGTAGTCCGTCGCCAGCCGCGGAATGTCCCGGTTCACGAGTTTGATGGTTTGGCGCGCTATCAGCGCTTGCCCTGCGATCAGCGAGTAGGGCGCCATACGCGGGCACATGTTGGCATTCTGTACCATGTAATACAGCCGCTCAGCAAGGCCGTAAATCACGAAATCGGCGTACCCAGGAGGCGCGGTATAAGGGTCCGTGAGCAGCGTCGGAGGCGTCAACACGCCCCACTGGTAGATCTGCACCGCGTTGCCGTTCAGGGGCGGGAACACGTTAAATACGCCGTTCGGCCACTGCGGATCGTACCAGAATGACGTCGCGATGCTGATAGCGGGTATCTGCTGGACCGAGAGCGCGGACCATTCTTCCTGACTCAAGGGTGTCATGGGAATATAGATCGGCTGCGCGCCGTTCGTCAGCACGAGATTCGCTCGAAGGATTGAAACCGGCCTCGGTTGGTTCCAGTCGTTCGCCGTTCCCGCGAGGGTCGTGGCGGTGGCTGGCGCGGTAGTCGCCGATGGTCCGATCAGATAGCCATTGCCGAGGGTTTGCGAACCAGGCCCGGTGATGGCGTGCTGGTAGTACGGATTCGAGTAATGCGTGTTGCGCTCAGCACCGCACTCGTCGAAGAAATTGGCCCATTCAACAAGCCCGTCGGCAAGCAGCTCGGGAGGGGCGGTATAGCCCGGGCGGAGCTGGCCGATCTTGCGAAAGGCTTGATACAAAACGGCGCTTGCTAAAGCCACTTACTGACCTCGCTGCTGTGTCGCCGCCGCTTGAATCTGGGCAGGATTCGCACTTGCGGGAAGCTCTAATCGCCTGTTTTGCAGGTTCATGTCGCGCAACCGGGCCTCAGCCTTCAGGAGACGCGCTTCGATAGTCTGCTGAGCTTCCGCGCTCACGATCTCACCAAACCGCGGGATGAGCCGGGCCGCAAGAGCGTAATTGACGTAATCGAGGTATCCCTGCGGGGCGTTGTATTGAGACGCGAGAGCCCAGGTTCCAAATATCACGCCAACTTCGACATCGAGAACGCCGACGACGCTCGGCACGGGCCACAGGAAGACGCTTCCTGGACCCGTCGCGGCCGGCTGCAGGAAATCCGCATAGAGTTCGTCGGGAGCAAGTGCGGCTGCGGCGAGATCTCGGTGCGCCCAGTACGCCTCAGAGGAAATGAGTTTCAGTGAGAAGCGCTGCCCGGCCCCGGCTTTCCAGTTTGCGGAATAAACAATGCTTGGCGGGGCTGCTGTGCTGAAGGCGCTCCATAAATACGTTCCGCCATTGGCAGTCGTCGACACGGTCGCGGGCTGAACCGCGAAGATCAGCCCATTGTCGATTCCAGCCCCGGCCCAGAGATTATTGAGTTCGATGAGAGCATCGGCGGAATCGGACGCGGAAGGCCCGCCGCCCTGCGGAACGATTCCCAGGGTGGTCAAGGCTTGCGTGATAACTTGCTGTCCGGTCAAGATCCCTCCCTGTTAAAAGGCCCAGCCACCCTCCCCCGAGAAATGGCTGGGCTGTCCCGCGCGAAAGGATTACGCGGACTTTAGAGCAAGCGCCGGAGCGGGAGCCTGCAGCTTGTTGAGCTTGTCCATAAGGACCGTGATCTGGCCCTGTTGCTCGTCCATCTTGCGCTTCAGCTCGGCCTTTTCCGCGGCCGGGTCCGCAACGTGAATCTGCGGCTTGGCGTAAGGCTCCTTGCGGTAGCCGTTCGCCAGAGCATCCGCGACCAACTTCTCGTTGGCCTTGGTGATCGCAGCCCGGCGCGACGGCGCGCCCGGGGTGTCCTGGACGCCCACCAACGATGTTCCGACCGTCAGCTCACCCTTTTCGGGATGATGCAGCATGGTGGGCCACTGGTTATCGGGATGGTTCGGATCGTAGAAGGGTCGCGGCGCTTCCGCCTCTTTCCCCTCGGCGAGGTTCAGAAGGGTTGCCGTGTCGTTGATATGAGCCTGAAGAAAAGACTTCATGCTCATGGCGTGCCCGTTTTTGCCAAAGTTCGGATTGTAAGATTGTACGGCCATGATTTCTCCTTAACTCGTCAATGCGGTCGCGAGCCCCCAGGTGCTATTGGTAGGCTGAACCCCGCCCGTGGCGTATACGATCGCGCTCGTAGCATTCCAGCCGCTCGCGCCAAACAGCCCGGTTTTACTGCCCGTCAGGATGAGCACGCCAGCCGGGGAAGTCCCGGCAACCACGGCCATCGCGTGAGTGAGGGTCGTAGATCCGGAGTTGATTGCGTTGAGGAACAAGCAATCTTCCATGATGTTCTCGCGGTCCATCGCCGTGGCGCCGGATCGGAGAAACAGGCACGCCGTGGCCGAGCTCGTATCGAGCATGAAGCGGCAACCGCGGAATACATTGCGAGTGCAACCGACTCCGGCGTTATTCGAAAACAGCAGAACTGAGTTCGAAGTGCCTGCGCCGAGTTGCACCGTGTCCTGGCCGATGGTGCAATCTTCGAAGAGGTTCTCTTCGGCACCGTTGAGCTGCAGCGAATAGGCTCCGCTGATATCGTTCGTCGCCGCGCCCATGCCGGCGATGTGGCACTTCTGGAGCACGTTGCGGGCACCCGTGATGCTCATACAGCCCGTGGGAAGCGTCGAGGCGACTCCCATGAACATCTCGATACCCGCGATCAAGCAGCCGTTGCCCGATAGCGTGAAGAGGTTCCCGGCCGTTGCGTAGGCCGCCTGAAACGCGATGCGCGAGCGCTGCGAGAACAGCGGTCCGGCGTTGATGCCGATCAGGTGAACGAGGTTCTTAGCCCAAGTCAGCGTGCCGCTCTGGTATGACGTCGTGCTCGTGGCCGTGTTTCCCTCGGCGCAAAGCAGGACGACATCATTCTGATTCGCGACTGCGTTGGTTTGCGCCTGGGTGAGTGTCTGAAGCGCGGTCGCCGGGCTGAGACCGTCAGCAAGATCGCTTCCGCTGATGGGTTTGACCCACCAGACATTACCCGGAGTGAGAATGCCCTGCGCTGAGATCAGCGCGTTTACGGCCTGAAGGGCTTGGAGTGTGAAAACACCCGGCCCCTGCGTTAAAAGTTGAGGAGTTGGCATCTTTTCTCCTTAGGTGAACGCTACGCCGGTCGAGGAAACGACATACCAAAAGCCGTTGTAGGCTTTCAGAGTGAGCGTCGATCCCACGTATGCGGTCGTGGCTCCGAAGGTCGCTGTCGTATAGGGAGACGATCCGCCGCCGGTCTGAAGCAATGCGGTGGCGGTAAGCGTATCGGCATTCGCTCCGTTGGCGGTGCTGATCGTGATGACCATTCCGTCCTGGACTCCCGCAGTGGGAGCCGCGAGGGTCAATGCAATCACGCCCGCTTTGGTCGTGAGAACGTAATTCCCAGACGAAACGCTGAGCGCTCCGTTCGTGGTCACGGCGATCAGCGGCGAAGGACTCGGGAAGTCCAGCCCCTCCGCAGGAGCATAATCTACCCAGACACCAGATTGCCCGGTTGCGAGAGTTCCGCCCACATCGCAATCGCGTTTGATTCCGCGATTTGGGTAAATCTTAGGAAGGTAGATTTGAGCCGTTCGGGTGCATGGTCCGATGTCGGTTACATTCGTGCCCATGTTGAACCCGTTGACGCCAGGTACTTTCGTTGCTCCCGGAGTCAGGGCGAACCAGGCAACCGCAGCGTTGGCGTGCGCCTGAGGTCCGGATCCGGCCGCCGCTCCGCCCCTGCGTACGGGAACGTAGCAGGAACTCGCACAGACGGTCTGGCTGTTGGACAGAACCACCGTCATCA